AAGCGGGGCAACGTCACAAGCGCCATCCAGAAGCCTCTGACGTGCCATGTTGTCAAGTACGGGGACAAACCGGGCTACGGCGAGGAGTTTGAGCAGGAGCTAAGCAACGGCAGGGTGTACGCACTGCGGGGCACAAAGGGGACGGAACGATGACCGGCGCCCGTTGGATCGCAGACGAGCGGATCGGCCGGCATGATCTTGGGGAGCGGACAACAGCATCAGTCCCGGCTCAGCCTGAGCAGAGAGGCGGTGATCCAGCCACAGCCGCTCCCCAGTTTGTCTACCCGCTCCTATGGCGGCTCAACTCGGCCAGCTTGATGGCTCTCGCAGATGCGGCGGAAGTGCCTTTTGGCGTTTGGTTGCAACGGCACGGGTGCTGAGTACCTATCAGGCTTAGAACCCATGAGATGCACAGCCAAACGATCGGACGGAACTCCCTGCAAGTCGTGGGCAATCAAGGGCGGGAACGTCTGCAACACTCACGGCGGTGCTGCTCCACAGGTCAAGGCCAGTGCAGCGGAGCGTCTCCGGGCCCTGCAACCGAAGTGTGTGGACGTCTACGAGAGGGCGCTGGACCAGCGGGAAGATTTGCCGTCCGCGATTCGCGCGGCTGACTCAGTGGCCAAGCACACCAGCCTCGGCGATGGCAACGCGGCGATGGTGCAGGCCCTGGATCCTGGCCGCCGGCAGATCCCCAATGAGCTTTTGGCTGCGCTGATTTCCGCTCTCGAAAATGCTGGCTCCTGACCTGACACAGTACCGCGACTGGCTGCCGACCCTGAAGGCAATCCAGGCCGTGCGCCAGTACACCCGCATCGAGGACTACTACCCCGACAGCGGGCCACTTGCGCGTGGCGGGTATGCCAAGCACTGCCAGTTTTTCGCGGCGGGCGCTGCGCATCGTGAGCGCTGTTTCCTGGCCGCCAATCGCATCGGAAAATCTGAGGGCGTTGGCGCTTACGAACTGGCGCTGCACCTGACGGGGCAGTACCCCGATTGGTGGGTTGGCCGGCGCTTCGAGAAGCCCATCAGGGCCTGGGCCGCTGGAGACACGGCAAAGACAGTCCGTGAGATCGTGCAGGCGAAGCTGCTCGGTGATCCGGGCCGCCACGGTACGGGGATGATTCCCGGTGCGTGCCTGGGCAGGATCACGGTCAAGGCGGGCATTGCGGACGCCGTCGACACGGTAGCCGTCAGGCACGCGAGCGGCGGGACGTCGCGGCTCACGCTCAAGTCCTACGATCAGCGGCGAGAAGCCTTCCAGGGCACGGAGCAGGATCTCATCTGGCTGGACGAGGAGCCACCTGAAGACATCTATACGGAGTGCCTGCTCCGCACGATGACGACGGGCGGGATGGTGATGCTTACGTTTACGCCCCTGATGGGGCTCAGTGACGTCGTGTTGCTGTTCCTGCCCGGTGGCCGCACAGACCACGTACCGGACGCGGGAGAGGCTGGCCGGTGGCTCACGATGGCTACGTGGGACGACGCACCCCACCTGACACAGGCCGTCAAGGACGAACTGTTCAAGGCAATCCCGCCGCATCAACGGGCGGCGCGGTCTAAGGGCATCCCAGCGCTCGGCTCTGGCGCTATCTACCCGGTCCCAGAGGCGGATGTCATCGTGCCGGATTTCGCCATCCCCGATCATTGGCCGCGCGTGTACGGCATGGACGTTGGCTGGAACCGTACAGCCGTTGTTTGGGGCGCGATGGACCGCGATTCCGGGGTGGTGTACCTGTACTCCGAGCACTACCAGGGCGCGGCGGAGCCCGTCATGCACGCCCACGCCATCAAGGGCCGCGGCGAGTGGATTCCCGGCGTCATCGACCCGGCTGCCAATGGCCGATCACAGGCCGATGGCCGGCAGTTGATTGAGCAGTACCGAGGTCTCGGCCTGGACATCCAGGAGGCCGATAACAGCGTGGAAGCTGGCATTTACGCCGTGTGGCAGATGCTCAGCGGCGGCATGCTTAAGGTATTTCAGAGCCTCGTAAACTGGCGGGATGAGTTCCGGCTCTACCGCCGTGACGAGAAGGGCAGGATCGTCAAGGAACGCGATCACCTGATGGACGCGGGTCGCTATCTCGTCCAGTCCGGGAGGGATCGGATGACGTGCAAGCCGGTCAAGCGGGATGCGCGGGCCATCAGTGGCCGCTCGTGGATGGGTTAGTAAATGCCTCACAATTCAACGTCCGTTGCCAATCTCTCCGACTGGATGGCCGAAGTGCGCCGCCGCTACGACTACGCCCTCGCGCAAGATGCCGAGGATCGCCGTCCAGCGGTGGAGGATTCCGACTTTGTGGCTGGGGCTCAGTGGAGCGCAGAGGACATCAAGGCCCGCTCGGACCCACAGTACCCCCGCCCGATCCTCACAGAGAACCGACTGCCGACGTTCGTTGCTCAGGTGAGCAACGATGGGCGCCAGAACAAACCCGCGATCAAGTGCTCGGTCATGGACGGCGGGAAGAAAGAAACGGCGGAGTTCTTCCAGTCTCGCATTCGGCATATCGAGTACGATTCCGACGCCGATATCGCCTATGACGACTCCCGCGACTCGCAGATTATCTGTGGGCGCGGCTTCTACCGCGTCACCACGGAAATCGACGCCACGGGCGCCCAGCAGATCCGCATCAAGCCGATTGAGAATCAGTTTTCCGTGCTGTTCGACCCGGCCGCGCGCGAGTATGACCGCTCCGACGCTGACTGGTGCTTTGTCATCACGCTCTACAGCCGCGAGGCGTTCAGGCGGCGATTCGGTGTGGATGCTGCGATTGTCCAGAGTGGCTTCTACGAGGGCACGGAAAACCCCGCTCCGAGCTGGGTGGGAGCCCATGGCTCTGAGCAGATTCAGGTTGCCGAGTATTGGGAGAAGGACTACGCCGGCGAGAAGCCCATCATCCGGCAGTACGTCATCGACGGTGTAGAGATCCACGACGAGACTGAGTGGCTCGGCTCGTGCATCCCGATTATCCCGGTGTGGGGCCGCCAACAGATCCAGGCGGGCAAGCGGCGCACGTTCTCGCTCGTCCGCAACGCCAAAGACCCGCAACGGCTAGTCAACCTGTACGTGTCGAACATCGCAGAGCAGATTGCTCTGATGCCCAAGTCGCCGTACATGATCGCCGATGGGCAGATTGCAGGGTATGAGGACGAGTGGGAGAGTATCAACACCGTCCCGCGCGCCGTCGTCCGCTACAAGGCTACGAGCGTGGGTGGGACACAGGTAGGTCAACCGTCGCGCATTCAGCAGGAACCGCCCATCCAGGCTCTCGTGATCGGCTACAACCAGGCCGTTGACGCGATGAAGGCCGCGATGGGCATCTACGATACGTCATTGGGGGCCCGGTCCAACGAAAGCAGCGGGATCGCCATCCAGCGCCGCCAGAAGGAAGCCGACAACGCCAATTTCCACTTCCACGACAACGAAGCCCGGTCGCGGCGTCACCTGGGGCGCATCCTCATCGAACTGATCCCACTGATTGACGCTGGAGAGAAGGCCGTCCCGATCCGCTCTGAGGACGGCAAGAGCAGCATCGTCCGCGTCAACACGGCGCAGCCATACCCGGATCCGGAGACTGGTAAGCCTGTACAGCACGACCTAGCCTCTGGCTCTTACGGTGTCTCCGTGAGTACTGGCCCGTCGTTCACGTCTGCCCGTCAAGAGGCGTTTGAAGTTTACTCGCAGATTGCGTCCGCCGATCCGCGCTTCATGCAGATCGCGGGCGATGTGTTGTTCCGCAACATGGATGCGCCTGGCGCCGATCAGATCGCAGAGCGGTACGAAAAGACACTCCCGCCGCAACTGGCACCTCAGAAGGGACAGCAGGCTCAGATCCCGCCGCAAGTTCAGCAGACGATGCAGCTCATGAGCCAGCAGCATGAGCAGCTCGTGGCCACGGTCCACCAGCTTCAGGACGAGATTGACACCAAGAAGGCGGAACTCGAGAGCCGCGAGCGTATCGCCTCCATGCAGGAAGAGACCAAGCGGACGATCGCCCTGGCCTCACTGAGCCAGAACGAAGGGCTGCAACTACTCCGCAATGAGTTGGAAGTGGTGAAGCTCGACGTGCAGCACCGTCACCAGGCGATGCAGCAACAGGGCCAGCAGGAGTACCAAGCGACCCTCCAGCAGTCCCAACAGGACGCCGCGCGCGAAGCGGCGGAGACGGCGGCACAGCAGGCCGCTGAGCAGCAGGAAACACAGCCGGAATCGGCAGAAGTCCAGATCGACGGCCCAGCGGTGGGCCTTGTACGCCGCGCCTAATCCTTGGAGCCATCCATGCAACCCACAGTCACAGTAGTTGACCCGCCCGTCGTTGTTGACCTCAGTTCGGCCTCACCGGCTGATCTGAGGAAAATGCTGGCAGGAGCGGAACCGGAAGCGGCCCCGGCCTCGAAAGAGGAAAAGCCCGCTGAAGAAACCCCCGCGGCTCCGGCTGAAGCTGAAGCCAAAACAGAGGCCGAATCGGGAACGGACAACAAAGAGCAGGAGCAGTCCGAAGAGCAGCACAACAAAGGCAAAGGCGGCTTTCAGCGGCGGATTGACAAGCTGGTGCGGCAGAACTCGGAGCTTGAGCGGCAGTTGGCGGAGAAATCCGCTGCGCAGCCGGCTAAGCCCGTCGAAGCGCCGGTAGCCGATCCCTCTGAACCGAAACTGGAGTCTTTCGACTCCTACGATGCCTATGTTTCGGCGCTGACTGACTACCGGGTAGAGCAGAAGTTCCAGGCGAGGGAAGCGGCGGAGGCCAAGGCGAAAGCCGACGCTGACGCGGCTACCAAGATGCAGACGTTTCAGCAGAAGGCTGAGGCGGCCCGCGTCAAGCACGATGATTTCGACGATGTGGTGAGCGATGCGCCGATGACGGCTGTGATTCGGGATTTCCTCATGGAGTCCGATCAGGCCGGCGAGGTGGCGTATGCGTTGGCGAGTAATCGCGCCGAACTGGCGAGGATTTCCAGCCTCCCACCCATCGCTCAGGTCCGTGCTTTGGCTGTCCTGGAATCTAAGTTCACCACGGCTCCTGAAACCAAGGCCACAGCTAAACCGCTGCCGAAACCACCCGCGAATGTGGGCGGCGGCGCGGCGCCCGTTGTTCCTGACGTCTCAAAATTGGGTGATCTGCCCATGAGCGAGTTTCCGGCGCAGGCGCGAAAGCTGCTGGGCCGATAATTTCCGCTTGACCGTCGTGAGATGGGCAAGCACTAACCCCTGACAGTCGAGAGACAGGCAGGGAACTACCGCCGTGATGGCGGAAGGAACACCAAATGGCGAACGTTCTACTCACTCCGCAACTTCTCACGAAGTTGACGCTGATGAACCTCGGCGGATACCTCAATGTCTGCCGCAACATGTCCAAGGACTACTCTTCGACCTTCGGTAAGAAGGGCGCAAAACAGGGCGATACTCTGTTTGTCCGCAAGCCCCAGCGCTTCCAGGTGTCCAAGGGCCTCGGCTATCAGCCCCAGCCCCTGACCGACACCCAGACGCCCATCAAGGTTGACCAGGTGGCGCAGGTCGGGTTCGAGTTCGAGTCGGTGGAGCGGACACTCTCCCTCGACTTCGTTCAGGAGCGGTACGCTAAGCCGGCCGCCATCGCCCTGGCTCACCAGATCAACGCAGAAGCGGCTCAGTACATCGCACAGAACACGTTCAACGCCGTTGGCACTCCCGCCACGGTCCCGAGCACTCTCGCCACGTACCTGGGCGGCGGCGACAAGCTGGTGCAGCTCGGCCTGCCAGAAGGCGAGGATCTTGCGTGTCTCATCACTCGCAAGATGTCCAGCACCTACGTCAACGCCATCAGCACCGTGCACAACCCCGCTGGGTCCATCAGCGGTCAGTACAACACCGGCCAGGTTGCGTCCTCCGCGCTCGGCTATCAGTGGCATATTGACCAGACGCTCTACACCCACACGGTAGGGCCTCTGGGCGGTTCCCCCGCTGTCAACGCCACCGCCGCACAGGTCGCTGAAGGCGGCAACAACGGGACGATGGCGCTCGTCACGAAGTCCTGGACCTCCGCGGCGGCTGCCCGGCTGAAGAAGGGCGACGTGTTCACCATCGCCAACGTCTACAGCGTTCACCCCCAGACCCGCGCGTCTACCGGTGAGCTTCAGCAGTTCGTGGTGCTGGCTGACTTCTCGTCTGACAGCTCCGGCAACGGCTCCGTCCAGATCAGCCCCGCCATCACGCCCGCTGGCCAGTACCAGAACGTGAACGCGGCTCCGGCTGACTCGGCGGCTATCACTGTTCTGGGCGCCGCTAACGCGGTCAGCCCGCAGGGACTGCTGCTGCACAAGAACGCCTTCGCGTTCTTGAGTGTCCCGATGGAAGATCCCGACCCGTCCGGCGTTGAAATGGTCAGTAAGGAGACGGACCCGGATACGGGCCTGACTCTGAGCTTCATCCGGGCGTTCGACCCGATAAGCCGTCGGCACATCAACCGCTTTGACACGCTGTATGGATTCGGGACGCTGTACCGCGAAATGGCCTGCCGAATTTGCAGCTAGGACACCTGGGCCGTCTTCGGGCGGCCCTCCCCACTCCATACCAAGGAATTCCCAATGAAGAAAATTTCCGTTGCTCTCTGTCTCTTGCTGCTGCTTGCCGGTCTCGCCGTCGCTCAGCAGAACACTCTCACGCAAACCACGCTTTCGGCTGCCATCACGGCGAATGACACGGTGCTGACTGTGGCCTCGGCCACCGGTATCAGCGTGCCGTCCGCTGGCGTTGCCGGTACGGCGCTCTATATCATCGACCCCGGCGCGAAACAGGGGGAACTAGTCACCGTCACGGCGGCTGGCCCGATCTCGACGGCCTTCAGTGTCCGGCGCGGGCGCTCCGGCACAAAGTCCACGGCGCATATCAGTGGCGCTCTGGTCATGATCGGCGCTCCGAATCTGTTCCAGTCGGCTGACCCCGCTGGCGGCTGTACGGCCAGCTCGGTTTACGTTACCCCCTGGGTCAACGTCAACACCGGGAACCAGTGGATCTGCTCCTCTGTTGTCTCGGCCTGGGTGCCTGGGTTCAGCTCTGACATGGCCCCTGCTGTGTCGGCGGCTGTCGCCTCGGCGGCTGGCCTCGTGACACCCAGCGGCCCTCTGTTCCACATTACGGGCGCTCTGGCAATTACGGGATTCAACATCCCGATTGGCTTCACTGGCGGCCCGATCTGCGTTATCCCCGACGCGGCTTTCACCACCACGACGGCTAACAACATTGCCCTTGCCAGCACCGGCGTCATCTCGAAGCTGCTCTGCTTCGCTTACGACTCCGCTACGGCGAAGTTCTATCCGTCTTATTGATGAGTTCAGATTGGCGGCTGCCCAATTGGTAGCCGCCTTTCACAAAGGACAATTTATGTCATTTCCCAAGATGAAATACCGTCCGAACGAAGCGGGCGACTGGTACGACTCCGTGACCATTGCCGACGAAGCAGAGGAAGCCCTACTCGGTCCCGACTGGTGCGATTCGCCGCTTGAGTGGGGACTTGAGACCGCGCCGGGCGCTACGCCTGCAATCCCTGAACCCGAAACCGAGAAGCCCACCAAGAAGGGCAAGAGGTAAACATGGCGACGGCCCAAAGCATCATCACGGACGCTCACGCGCACCTCAGCGTGCTGCCCGCTGGCTCAGTGCTCGGCGCTGATCTATCGGCGTTGGGCCTCTCCACTCTCAATCGGATGATCGAAGGTTGGACGGCTGAGCAGATCCCGTTAGCCGGCCAAACGGTCCAGACGGTCACCCTCAACGGCGCCGCGAACTACGCGCTATCGAGTCGCCCTGTGAAGATCGAATCTGCCTCAGTGGTGGATGCGGCCGGCATCGAGCAAATCGCTCAGCCGGTATCGTCGGCACAGTGGGCCGCCATCCCTGACAAGTCGCGCACGGGGGCCTTCGCAGAGGCTATCTGGTACGACGGCGGGTATCCCACAGGTAACGTGTATCTGACACCTAAACCTGGATCCGGGACTCTCCAGCTGCGCGTCATTGCCCTCATCACGGCTTTCGCGGCGCTGTCCACCACATTTGCGATGGCTCCGGGCGTTGAAAAGGCCGTCGTCTACAACCTCGCCGTGGAGCTGGCGGCCTCCCTCGGCAAGCCCGTACCGGCGTCACTGGCTGCGCTGGCCGCCACGTCAAAGGACGCGCTGGCGAGACTGGCGGGCGACACACTCGGCATCCCCGCGACTCAGGCCGCACCCCACGGAGGACAGTAAATGACCGTTCTTGATGTCATCACGGACGCCCTGGCGGAAATCGGCGTTGCCTCTCCAGGCGAGACCGTCTCCACGGAAGATCGCACCTACGGCCTGAACAAACTGAATCGACTGCTGTCCTCGTGGATTGCGGAGAAGATCGCGGTGTATGGAATCAACGTGCTCGACTTCACCAGCACCGGGGCGGAGACGTATACGTTCGGGTCTGGCGGGTCTGGAGCGACCACGCGGCCGGCTGCCATTGTGGCCGTCGGCGTCGTCAACGGCTCCAAGTCGGCGGCCGCCCAGATGATGGACGCGGCTGGATACACGGCGGCTCTCGACAAGTCGCGCGCGGGCATCTTCGCGGAGATTGCCTACTACAATGCCGGATTCCCGCTCGGAACGCTGTACCTCAGCCCCAAGCCTGCCAGCGGTGGGACGATCCGCGTTCATAACATTCAACCGCTCACGGCGTACACGGCGGTGACCGATACCGTCACGCTGGCGCCGGGCTATGACCGCGCCGTGATCTCGAATCTAGCTCTCGACATGGCTGCGGCCTACGGCGCTCCGGGTGGCGCCGCCCAGATTCAGACCCTGATGGCGATGGCGAAGGAAGCGAAGCAGGCGGTGCAGATGCTCTCCGCCGAAGTCATCGCGGGGAGTGCGGCGGCGCTGGCGGCTGCCATGAGCCACGCGGGGGGCAAGTAAGTGCCTCTCGTCACCTGCTCTGATCTCATCAACGATGCGGCGCGCGCCTGCGGCAAGCTCGGGCCTGGGCGAACGCTCTCGCAGTCTGAGCAGGATGATGCGCTCCGCATCTTTCAGCGGATGATGGACGGCTGGACGATCGCCCGCGAGAACGTCTACAGCGTCAATCGGGCGGAGTACACGCTCATTCCGAATCAGCAGATGATTGCCATCGGGCCGGTTGGCGACTGGATCGCCCCGCGCCCCGTCAACATCGACAACATTTGCCTCCTGATCCAGGCCGGAACAATGCCCGTCGAAGTCCCGTTGAAGGTGCTGGACGATAACCAGTGGGCCGGAACGCGGGTGAAGGGCATCACGGCCACACTGCCCACGTCGGTCTGGTACAACGGCGGCTGGCCGAATGGCGAACTGTACTTCTACCCGATCCCGAGTGAAGCGAACAAGATCGTCCTCTACACCTGGCAGCAACTGAGCGTTCCGACTTCCCTTGATTCGATCATCCGGTTCCCGCCCGGATACGAACAGGCCATCGTGTATTCGCTGGCTGTGCGCCTCTGCCGTCCCTGGGGTCTCAACGTGGCCCCCGACGTGGCCCAGCTCGCTCGTGAGTCGATGGCGGCTATTCAGTCGGCTAACCTTTCATCGCCCCGCGTTGGAACGAGTTCAGGGCTCCGCAAGGGCGGCGGCTCGTTTAACTGGATGTCGCGCGAGATTTCCTAAATGCCTGAGTTCAATTTGGTTGGTCCCACCTACGTTGCGGCGGCCGGCAACTCCGACTGCCAGCGCACGGTGAACCTATACCCCGAGGTGGTGGAGTCCGGTATGGGCAAGGGGAAGGTGTCGCTGGAATCCGCGCCCGGCCTGGCCGTTGCGAAGGAGTTCGCCACTCAGACGGTATCGGGCGGGACTCGCAGCCGCATCAATGCCCTGTTTGTCGATCAGGAGCGGATGTGGGTGATTGCCTGTGGTCAAATCTGGGAGTGGAGCGGCACGGCTGCCACGCTGAAACAGCCGCTGGTTTCTTCTACGGGCTACATCCCCGACGCCGACGCCTTTTCGATTGCCAGCAACGGCAAAGAGCTGCTGATCTGCGCCTCTGATTTCGGCACGGTCTCTCGCGGTGTGTGGCTCTACACCATCGCCACGAATACCATTGTGGCGCTCGATGCGACGGGCTACCCGGACGCCTGGAAGGGTACGCAGTGTGCTTTCCTGGATGGGTACTTTGTCCTCTTCAGCCCGGTTGACCCGGCAAACTCGCAGTGGTCTCAGAAGTTCTACATTTCGGCGTTGTACGACGGGACTACCTGGGATAGCCTCGACTTCTCGTCAGCCGAGGGCAATCCCGATCGCATCATGGCGATTATCACGGACCACCGGGAGCTGTGGTGCTTTGGCCGGCAGACCACGGAGGTTTTCGTAAACACCGGCGCTTCCCCCTTCCCAATTGAGCGCATCAACGGCGCAACCCTGGATTTCGGCTGTATCGCGTACCGGTCCGTGCAGAAGCTCGACAACTCCCTGTTTTTCGTCGGCGGAGACCAACGCGGCCCCGGTATCGTGTACCGGACGAAAGGCTACTCTGTTGAGCGGGTGAGTAATCACGCCGTGGAAGCTGCGCTCAATGCCTCTGGTGTGGACCTGGAAGCCTGTTACGCCTACACCTACACGGAAGCCGGCCACACGTTCTACTGCCTGACAATCTCCGCCACGCGCGCCACGTTCGTCTATGACGCGGTGAGCGGGATGTGGCATGAGCGCGGCGCCTGGAACCCCGGCGCCGGTGACTTCATTGCGTACCAGTTCTCCAGCCACTGCTTTTTCAAAAACGTCCACTACGTCTGTGGCCCCACGACAGACGCGATCGCGCCGGCTGGTGTCACCAACCTCTTCGGCCTGATGTATGAGCAGTCCCTGGCGCTGTTGAGCCTGGAAGGCGACGATATTCGCCGCATGCGCGTGACGCCCCACCTGAGCGCGGAGCAGGCCTGGCAGTTCTACCACTCCGTTCAGATTGATCTTGAGGTGTCGGCCTACTCGGACATCACGCCGGTGGTCAGCCTCGATTGGTCGGACGACGGCGGGAAAAGCTGGAGCAACGTGCACGCCCTGACACTGGCGAGCACTTGGACGGCTGGCGCCCAGAAGTTCCGCGCCATCTGGCGGAGGTTGGGCCGAGGGCGCGACCGCGTGTTCCGCTTCTACGTGGAAGCTCAGTGCCGCTGGTCGTTCATCAACGGATACCTAAAGCACACGGCGGGGACGGGGATATGAGCATCGCGCCAATCAGAACGCCGATGGTGGATGATGGGGGGAACCTCACTCCGCCCTGGCAGCGCTATTTTGCTGGGTTGGAGCCTGTCACAGTCACAGGCGGTGGCACGCCTGCCCCCTTGGATCCGCCCAACGCTCCGACCTCTCCCGCCCTGACGGTGACGGAGTACGGCAACAACTACCGCATCACGCCCACCTGGACCCCGCCTGGCACGCTCGGCACCACCAGCGCCTATGAGGTGCAATTCAAGTTCTACACGGACTCCGCCTGCACGGCTGCTGAGGGCGACTGGAGCGGCACGAATTCCATCGTGGGCGGCGCGGCCGCCACGCTGACAACGGACCTGTGGCCGAAGGCGAACGCCCAGCGCTGGGTACGTTGCCGCGTGCGCGGGCTGAACTCCGACAACGCCTACACGGTCTGGGTGGAGTCCGCTTCTGGGACTGGCGCTTTGATCGGTGCATCGTCGGCGGGAACCTCGCCGGGCGCTCCAACCCAACCAACGCTCTCGGA